TATAGTAGGTTCAAATGGCAAAGAACGCAACACCAATTTACGGGATGCTAGGAAACATGGTTACGTACCATCTGTTACTACTATCCTTGGTGTTGCAGCCAAGCCATCTTTAGAGAACTGGAAAATAAATCAGGCTCTGAACTCTGCCCTTACATTAAAGAGGCGTGACGATGAGAGTGCTAACCAATTCTTTTATAGATGTAAGGAGCATTCAAAGAGTATAGGTAAGCAAGCAGCAGAGATGGGTACAACCATTCACGCTATGATAGAGCAAGGCTTTGCAGGTGGTAAGGAAACAAAACCTTATATGGTAATAAAAGAATACTTGGATAAAACATTTCCTGATGAGGAGTGGATAGCAGAAAACTCATTCTGTGCTGAAGCAGGTTATGGTGGTAAGATAGACTTGTATTCTGAATCAGGAATCTTTGTTGACTTTAAAACTAAGGACAACCTAGATGGTAAAGAAGGATCTAAGCTTGTGTTTAATGAACATGGTATGCAGTTATCAGCCTATGCTGAAGGCTGTGGCTTTGATGATCCTGAACGAGTATCCATTTTTGTAGACAGAAAGGATACAGGATTAATAGTTCCATATAAATGGGATAAGGGTACACACCCTAAACATTTACGGATGTTTAACAGTCTGTTAACGTACTGGAAACTGTTTAAGAACTATGATCCATCTGAAACTACTGCTATAGATGAGAGGAGAAAATAGTATGTTGGAAAATTTAGACACTCTTGCAGAAGAGATAAAAGCAAAAGAAGCTGAAATAAAAGAAATGCGTAAAGAATATAGAGAACAAAAGACTGCTGGTCTTCGTTCTGCTATAGAGCAACGAAATGAAGCAGACAAACTTGTACGGGAAGAGTTAAAATCACTAGGGTATAATTACAGAAGCCCTTATGAAAGTCTTTTTAGGACAGGTATTGCGTAATATAAAGCAGTTTCAGGCTGCCTTAAAGTATGGTTATCGTAGTGGTCTAGAGATTAAAGTATCTGATTACTTAAAAGAATTAGACCAAGACTTTAGATATGAATGCTTTAAGATAGAGTGGGAAGATCTGATGTATAGAACATATACGCCAGACTTCCTACTACCTAATGGTATTATAATAGAAACAAAAGGTCGTTTTGTAGCATCAGATAGGCGCAAACATTTGGCTATACAAAAACAACATAAGAATCTTGACATACGTTTTGTGTTTGAAAGTAGTAAACGTAGGTTAAATAAGGGTTCAAAGGGTACGTATGCCAGTTGGTGTGAGAAGTACAATTTTTTATATTATGACAGAATTATTCCACAAGAATGGTTAAAAGAAAATAATAAAAAAACAAAAACACTATGGCAATTAAGTGATAAAAGTGTTATACCTTTTCCATTAAAGAAAACAAGGAGAACATAGTATGGAAGAAAAAATATACATAGACTTTGAACCTAACGATTTTATTATAAGAATTACTCCTGTACTAGATGGGAATAATAAGTGGGTAGGAGAGTTAAGAGTTGGAACTATAACTACAGATGATAACACACTAGATGATGAAGACTATTCTCACTTAATGTATTTATCTACTATGTTATGTGCTTCTGTACCTTTCATGGAACAGGATGATAAATTTAGAAGTATGCTAGACAAGTATACTCAGGAAACATTAGAGCCAGTTAAGACTAAACCTACAATAGAATCTATTAAAGATAATGTTGTAAAGTTAAAATTTCATTAGGGGTCACTATGAAAGTAAAAGTATATCTTAATTTGAATCTAGATGAAGACGATTATCCAATACCTGTTGACGGGTTTGTTGATGAAGAAATAAATGAGGCAATACATGAATTTATATATGATATTGATGGTATGACTATAGATACAATTAGAATAACAACGGAGTAGACACATGAGTAATTATTTACCAACAGATTATCAAGCGTTTATACATACATCTCGTTACGCAAGATGGTTGGACAAAGACAAAAGAAGAGAGAACTGGGGAGAGACTGTAAGCAGGTATGTAGATTACATGGCTGATAAAATAGGGTATAACCTAGACACTAAAATACGTAATGATCTATACGATGCTATTGCTAGTCTAGCTGTGATGCCGTCTATGAGAGCTATGATGACTGCTGGCCCTGCACTAGACAGAGATAATACAGCAGGGTACAATTGTAGCTACCTACCTGTAGATGACCCCAAGAGCTTTGATGAAGCTATGTTTATACTCCTTTGTGGTACAGGTGTTGGGTTTAGTGTTGAACGACAATACATATCTAAGCTACCAGAGATACCACCACTGTATAATAGTGATACAACTATAGTGGTCAAGGATAGTAAAGAAGGTTGGGCTAAAGCACTACGTCAACTGCTTGCATTACTATGGGCAGGTGAGATACCCAAGTGGGATGTGTCATTAGTTAGACCTGCAGGAGCTAAACTAAAAACATTTGGTGGTAGAGCATCTGGCCCTGCACCATTGATAGATTTGTTTATGTTTGTGGTTGGTACATTTAAGACAGCACAGACTCGTAAGCTATCAAGCATAGAGTGTCACGACATTATGTGTAAGATAGGTGAGATAGTTGTTGTTGGTGGTGTACGTAGGTCAGCTATGATCAGTCTATCTAATCTATCTGATGATCGTATGAGACATGCTAAGTCAGGTAACTGGTGGGAAGCTGCCCCTCATAGAGCGTTGTCAAATAACAGTGTGTGCTATACAGAGAAGCCCGACATGGAGACATTCTTACGTGAGTGGACAGCACTTGTAGAATCTAAGTCAGGTGAGCGTGGTATCTTTAACAGACAGGCTGCACAGAAACAAGCAGCTAGGAATGGTAGACGAGATGCTGACTGGGAGTTTGCTTGCAACCCTTGTTCTGAGATAATCTTACGACCATACCAATTCTGTAATCTTACAGAGATAGTTGTACGAGCAACAGATGATATTAAGAGTCTATCTAAGAAAGTAGAACTTGCCACCATCTTGGGTACTATACAATCTAAGTTTACAAAGTTTCCATACTTACGTAAGGTGTGGCAGAATAACACAGAAGAAGAACGTCTACTTGGTGTGTCACTTACAGGTATCATGGATAATGCTATGATGACTAGTAAGAACAAAGGTCTTGAGCAGACACTCAATCATCTCAGGTTGGTTGCAGTCAAGACAAATAAAGAATGGGCTGAAAGATTAGATATACAACAATCTACTGCTGTCACTTGTGTAAAACCATCTGGTACTGTATCACAATTAGTAGATAGTGCTAGTGGAATACATGCAAGGCATAGTCATCACTACGTCAGAACTGTAAGAGGTGACAACAAAGATCCACTTACACAGTTTATGATTGATCAGGGTGTACCTGCAGAACTATGTGTAATGAAACCTGACACTACAACTGTGTTTAGTTTTCCTATTGCCTCACCCAAAGGTGCTGTAACTAGGAATGATATGACTGCCATTCAACAGCTAGAGATGTGGCTGATGTATCAAAGACATTGGTGTGAACATAAACCATCTGTTACTATCACAGTGCGTGATGCAGAGTGGATGGAAGTTGGTGCGTTTGTATATAAACATTTTGATGAGATGTCAGGTGTGTCATTTTTACCACACTCTGATCATAGTTATCAACAAGCACCATATCAGGATTGCACTAAGAAAGAATATGAGGCATTATCAAAGAAACTTCCAAAGAACATTGACTGGTCATTACTGTCCAGTTATGAGGAAGAAGATAATACAGTAGCAATGCAGACGTTAGCCTGTTCAGGAGATGTGTGTGAAATAGTAGACTTGACATAAGGAGATCATCATGGTATTACCAACGGACAGTAAGGAAAGAAAAGCAATACCTGTATACACAGGATTTATTAAATACTTTCCTAGAGCTATTGCAGAAGTAGCAAAGATATCTTATGTTGGTGGTTTACAACATGGGCAGACACCTGAGACTTTATTCTGGGATAGGACAAAGTCTAAGGATGAACTAGACGCAATGATGCGTCACTTACTAGACGAAGACTGGGCGCAGGTAGC